TTTACTTTACTAACAGAAGCTACTCCATTTACAATAAAAGTATCGGTAGTTCCATCAGTATAATTAATGGTAACATCATCACCTGATTTTGATATGCTCCCAATACTTATCCCTACAAACCTAGAAAAAGTAAGACCTGAACGAATTGGCAAAGTAGGCAAGTCACTGTCATAATTTTTAAAGGCAACAAATTCATTAGAACCTTTAGTATAACTTTGAGTATTAGTTGCTAAGTTATCATTATTAGCGTAAATAACAGCTACTTTTTCTACAGTTTTAAGTTGAATTGTTTTGTTTTCTATTAATAGTCTACTAGATAAAGAACCTAAAGAAGATCTAGATCTAATACTAAAGTCGTAAACTCCTGTTTGTAAGCCTTGAACATCAAAGGTATTAGAAGTAGTTGTTCCTAATTCGGTCCAAGTTGTTCCGCTATTAGACGATATTTCAATTAAATACTCAATTGCATTAATATCATTAGCAGTAACCCAGTCTAATCTTCCCGAATTTGTTCCAAGAACATTACCGCCATCTAAAGTGAAAGTTCCACTTGAAGGAGGATCTAATGTAAAATCAAAAAGAGGCTGAGTTATAAACGCAATATCATCATTTACGTTCCAAGCTAAGTCTTCATAATTAAAAGAATAAGCTTCAATTTTTACTGTAAAATCAGAATTAATCTCAATTGATTGAACTCTATAAATATAACGAGGTTGAGCCACACCATTAACATATTTAGTAACAGTAGTATCAATATCTGATTGAGGCAAGGTTATATTTATAAAATCTCCAGGTTCTAAGCTTAATCCTTTTTTATTAACAACTAATTCAATAGTATGAAACAATCGCTGTTGTCTTACTATTTGTTCGGCTTTAGCTAAAGCATGATAAGGATCTGTAACCCCGTCCAAATTCATTCGAGAGTGAAAAGGTTGATTTCCATCTTGTGTTTTATAAATCTGATAAGGAGAATTAGAATCTAAACTAAAAGGAGGCCAAGTCATACTGTCTTCTTTAAAGTCTTCATGTTCGTTTAAAAAATCTACTGTAGCTTGATTTACTCTTTCGCTAGCACTAGGCCAAGATAGTTTAACTGTATCTCTAATAATGGAATCTTCATTAAAGTAATGTTGAGAATTTACTAATGCTGATTGTTCAGAAAGGGTTGTAGGGTACTCTAAAAGAATTTTATATTTGCCTTCTGAACTCCAAGTTAGTTCAGCTTGGCCCATAGTGCTTAAAATTCTTTCCATGTTATTACGAATAGTATCGCCTGTATCTAATGTAATATTACATTCGTATAAAGGTATAGGGCGTGTAGCGCTAAATTCTGTTTCTACCCACGTTGTTTTATTCCAGTACCAATACTGACTAGTATTAGAAGTATACCATAATATATTTTCATAAGTTCTTTCTTCTAAATCTCCAGGTCTGTCACTTAAATTAGGAACGGTAATTATTTCTTTTTGTCCGTTAACTTTTCCCCCAACAGTTCTATCAGTAGCTACTATAGTATCTGCAACATTTGTTGCGTTATAAAAAGATTCTAAATCAATTTCAGATTCAGATAATCCTCGTCCGTATTTATCATTTAATAAGTAATCTAATAAACATCTTGCAGGGTTATTAGAATATTGATATTCAATATTTCCATTTGACTTTTTAATAGAATAAGTATAATTTCCGCTAGTACCAGATCTAACGATCCAAGGTACTTTTTGACCTTTAATTAAAAATCCAACTTCAGGATCTCCATTATAATTATAATCATTTCTATTTAAACGATAGGTTGTTGAAGCAAAAGCTACGTTAGTAAAAAGATTATTACTAGAAATATTATTAGCAGTAGCAATATTATCCGCTACAGCTGTTATTTCATCACCTCCGTTAAAAGTTCTAATTAAATGTTTAAATTTTGCATCGCTGTCATTATAATGAATATTATTTACTTTAGCCCATTGAACACCTTCAATTCCTGCACGACACAAAGCGTATTGAACATGAAGAAATTCATTTTTACTACCACTTTTGTTGCTGTTAGTAAAATTTTCTGCAAAAGTTTTATCAGAGTTATCTGTTGCAGAATTAAACCCATTAGTAACTTTGTGTTTTACTGCAATACCACCTAATAAATTTTTACCATAACAAACAGGAATATCTTCTGCTTTTCCTCTAACTGTAAAAACAAAACCTTTTCGCTTATCTGCTTCAGCTTTCATTCGATTCATTTGAGCTTGCTGATAAGCAAAAGAAGCAATAGTCATAATTGCTCTAATAGCACCCTTTGCTGCAGGGGTAGAAAGTGCTCCTATTAACGCTGATAAAGGCATTTTATATTTTCCCCCACTTTAATGTTACTTGACTATTTTCATAAACTTCGTCAAAAGAAGTATCTTGATCGTTACCTCTGTTTTGAGACATACTGTCTTTTGAAGTTAAAAAAGATCGAGTCATATCTAAATCAGACATAGGTGAAGTTCCCTCTAGTATAGCTAATTTTTCTTCAAAGCTGTTATCAATAGAGGGGCTATCTACTGTTCCAGAATAAACATCTAATACTTCACCTGAGCCTAATAAAGGTTCTTCGTTAGAATCAAGCAAAGCTACTTTAACCGTAATAGGCTTTCCAACAACATTAATTCTAAATTCTTCTATCATTTGATCAAGAATATCTGCAATAATAATTTTATAAGATTCTCTATCAACTATTGAAGAAAATTTAGGGGAATCATATTCATATAAACCACCATCAGCAAGATAAGTGTTTCCATCATAAGTTATATTTCTATTAAAGCTTGTAAGATAATACGTGGTGTTAAATTCTAATTTAATTAAAAAAGCATATTTAATTATATCACTATTTAAAATTGTTTGAATTGAAGTCGGAAATTGTCTCATTATACTGCCTCAATTAAATCAATAGTTCCTGGATTTGATAAAATACCGTCTGTAAAAGTTATGCCTTGTATATTATCAATACTTCTATAATAAGTTAAAATAGCACTACTTCCACAAAGAATAGAATTAGAGGTAGTAAGGCTTGTTCTTAATTTAGGGTATATCCCAATGCTAACCGCAGAACTTTGATTAAAGTTTGCGTCATTTGTAGTTATATAAATTTTATTACTGTTATTAAACTTTATAAAACTACCTTTAGGTAATAATCCATTTGCTGAAGTATGATTTGCAGAAATAGAAGACGCTCCTGCAGCAGCTACTGTTTGTAAAGTAGGATTAGCAGTTATAGTAGTAGATTTAGACACAGCAGGTAATTGAGGCATTATCATTGTAGAAGTAACGTCCATGTTCTGAACTGTATTAACAAGAGATTCTATTTCAGTATCTTTTGTAGTTAATATATTAAAAGAAAGTTCCCATCGTTGAACATTTTGAGACGCTCTTTGCTTTTTTAAAGAGACTGTGTCAACATCAAACATAGGTTCATTTGATCTAACTGTAAACGGCGCAAGAATTTCTGCACCGTCAAAATAATAAGTAGCCATTATACACTCCTTGGTCTAGCTAAAAGTTTTAAGTTTCTTTCTATGAAACTTACTTGACGACAATGAATTATGCCTTCATTTTTGTCAGAGGTTGTGACCCACCAACCATCTTTATTAGCTATCATGGTTGCACCATAACTATAAGCTACATCTCCTAATATGGGTCTTCTATTAGTTACAATATCGTAACTACAATACTCTATAAGCTTTTCTAAGTCAAGATCTTTTTTAATTAATCCTCTTAAAAAACCAAATGTATTTGTATATTTAAAGTCTATATTTCTAGAAGCCTCAAGCCCTGTTTGGCGAAGCTTTTGATCGTAGATTGCGGCAAATGTCCAACAATCATTGTATCCAAAAGTAACTTTTTTTACTTTTAAAGATCTATTATTAATTTCTTTTATTGCTTTTTTTAGAGCAGTATCTTTTTCTTCCTCACTAAACATAATTGTATCTCTCTGCTACAGAGTGCCACAGAGAGCAACGATAAGACTTATTGGATAATTACTCCCATACACAAGCCTTAACGCTACTCTCTGCGTCTCTTTTATAACTTCTCTTTAATAAACATTCTTACTAGATCTGCTACGATATCACTACGCACAATATCGTCTACTGTAAATTTAACTATTGGTAACGGTATACCGTTCTTTTTAATTAAAGCACAAAACCTTAATAAGTCTTGACCTTTTCGCACATCTGACTGTGCTGGGTCTCCCATAAGTACTAACTTAGAATTTTCCCCTAAACGAGTACTAATTGCCTTAAGCTCATCGATCGAAAGGTTTTGAGCCTCATCTACAAGTACTAAAGAGTTCTCGAAAGAACGTCCTCGTATTGTTTCAATAGGTTGAATTTCAATGTCACCTTTATTAATCATGTACTTATACTTTTCTTTACCGAAAGCCCGTTCAAATACTTCGAGCATAGGTAAAAGCCAAGGTGTCATTTTTTCTTGGATAGTTCCAGGGAAATGCCCTATGCTTTTACCTGTAGGTACGTTAGCACGAGTAATTACAACTTTCTCATAACCGCCTTTTTGGTAAAGATGTGCGACCGTTCCTGCGCTGCAGTAGGTTTTTCCGGTTCCAGCGCAACCAATAGTAACAGTAATAGGATAGACTTTAATAGAGCGAATGAGTTTATCTTGCTTTTCATTCTTTGGTATAACATGAAATCCTATCCTGTGTATATTATTTTTAGTAGCATAACGAGATTTTCTTTTGCTCATTAAGAGTCCTTTATTCTTGTGGTTC